GAAAATAACTTTGCTTAATAAAGGAGGTTAGAAATGACACATAAAGCACTATCTATTTTCAATCAATTAAGACCAGTATCAGTAGGATTTGATAATGTCTTTGACCATTTTGAACAAATGTTTGAAGGCGATATGTTATCAAGTATGCCTAGTTTTCCACATTACAATATTGTGAAAACTGATAAGAACAAGTACGATATAGAAATCGCTCTTGCTGGTTATTCAAAAAAAGACATTGAAGTAAACCTTGAAGAAGGTGTACTATCAATTAAATCAAAAAAAGAAGACAAAGAAGAAACTAAAGATGGCGAAGTAATCCATAAAGGTATCGCTAAAAGGTATTTTTCTAAATCTTTCACAATCGCTGATGATGTAGAAGTCAAAGGTGCCGAGTTGAAAGACGGTCTTTTAAAGGTATCTATGGAAAGAATTATCCCTGACCATAAGAAACCTAGAAATATTGCGATTAAGTAATATTTAAATAGATAGTCTGGCCTTCGGGCCAGGCTATTGACAATCCTACCACAATTTGATATATTATCTGAATTGATTTGTTAAATTATAATATGGAGAAACTATATGCAAGGAATGAAAATCCCAAAGGTAACATTTAGAGTTAGAGTTGGTGACGAAGAACCAACAGACGGCGGCTGTGCAATCGGCGGCGAGTGGAAGAATATGACGACAGACGATTACTTCAAAGGTAAGCGTGTTGTTCTTTTCTCTCTCCCAGGTGCATTTACGCCAACTTGTTCTTCACAGCAACTTCCAGGCTTTGAAAAAGAGTATGGTCAGTTAAAACTGCTAGCTGTTGATGAAGTTTATTGTGTATCTGTTAATGACAGCTATGTAATGAACGCTTGGGCAAAACATATGGGTATTAAAGATGTTAAGTTAATACCAGATGGCTCAGGAAACTTTACACGATTTATGGGTATGCTTATAGGTAAGAACCATCTAGGTTTCGGTATGAGGTCTTGGAGATATATGGCTGTTATCAATGACGGAGTTGTTGAGAAATGGTGGCAAGAACCAGGAATTAATAACGAAGGATTAGATGATGACCCTTACTTTGAAAGTACACCTAAAAATGTTATTGACTATTTACGAAATAATTAGTCGCCTATTGACAAAGGACCCACACTATTATATAATGAAAATAATTAAGGAGAAACTTTATTATGAACCTATCTAACGATACAATCGCAATACTAAAAAACTTTGCGAATATTAATCAGAATATTCTGGTTAAACCTGGTGAGAAATTAAATACAATTTCTACTATGAAAAACATACTGGCAACTGCTAGTATCAAAGAAACTTTTGAGCAAGAGTTTGCAATATATGACTTGCCAGAGTTTTTAAGAACTTTAGATTTATTTGAAACTCCAACATTGAAGTTTAATGGTGGGACAAGTGTAGGTATATCTGGAAAAGACGGTAAGTCTTCTAGTAAATATACTTTCGCTGATAAATCTGTTATTGTTGCACCTACAAAAACAATAACAATGCCTGATACAGAAATCGCATTTAAATTAACCAAAGACAACTTATCTAAATTAATGAAAGGCGTGGTTACTCTTAACTTGCCTGACATTGAAGTTATCGGTAATGGCAGTACAATTTCATTAGTCGCTAATGATAGAAAAAACAAAGCGTCTAATAAGTTTAGTATTGATATCGGTACAACTGATAAGAACTTCAAAGCGTACTTCAAAGCAGAAAACTTTAAAATGATTGAAGACGATTATGATGTTGTTGTTTCAAAACAGAAGATAAGTCATTTTGTTGCGAGACAAAAACCAGTACAATATTGGATTGCATTAGAACCTGAAAGTGAGTTTTAATGAAATATCTACAAAATCAATTTGGTAGAATTATAGTAGGTTTAGTAGCCATCGGTCTATTCATATTTTTGTTAGCGTTGACACTAAATCTACTACAAGGAACAATTTAAATTATGAGGTATATATTATGGCAGATTTTTTATGGGTTGAGAAGTATCGCCCAAAACAAATTAGTGAGTGTATCCTACCAGAGGATATCAAAACTACTTTTCAAAACTTTCTAAAACAAGGACAGATAAGTCATTTACTTTTATCAGGTACAGCAGGCACAGGTAAAACAACCGTTGCTCGTGCTTTGTGTGAAGAACTAAAGTGTGATTATCTTATTATCAATGGTTCAGACGAAGGTCGTCAAATTGATACATTGAGAACAAAGATAAAAAACTTTGCGAGTACCGTAAGTCTTACAGAAGATTCCCCACATAAAGTTATTATATTAGACGAGGCAGATTATATGAACGCTGATAGTGTTCAACCTGCGTTAAGAAACTTTATGGAAGAGTTTCATAAGAATTGTAGATTTATTTTTACTTGTAATTTCAGAAATAAAATCATACCTGCTTTGCAATCAAGGTGTACGGTTATTGATTTTAAAGTAGTTAATGGTCAGAAAAAGAAATGTGCTGACCAATTATTAACAAGATTAACAAGTGTTCTAAATGATGAGAAGATACCTTTTGATAAAAAAGTATTAGCAGAATTAATTATCAAACACTTCCCAGATTTTAGAAGAACTATCAACGAACTTCAAAGGTATTCAGTTAGAGGTAAGATTGATAGTGGTATCTTATTTACATTATCAGAAGCGAATAATAAAGAACTTATTACTACATTAAAAGAAAAAAGATTTAATGATATGCGTAAATGGGTTGTTTCTAATATAGACAAAGAACCTACTTCTATGTTTAGAAATATCTATGAGGTATTACATAAAAGTTTAGACCCAAAATCTATACCTCAATCTGTTCTTATTCTTGCTGGTTATCAGTACAAAGCAGCCTTCGTTGCAGACCAAGAAATCAATATGGTTGCTTGTCTTACCGAGATAATGGCAAATTGTAAATTCAAATGAGTATCGGTCTAGGTTACAAAGGCGCTTGTCAATTGCGTATTGACGAAGGCTATACTACTCAACAACAAAATGGTCAAGGTTATGAAGAACCAGGACACGAAAGGTATTGTTTATACTTTGGTAGAAGTCATATACAAGACCACGAAACAGATGTAAGAGCAAGAGGTTTATTAAAAGTAGGTAGAGCAAAATATCTATCTGCTCTTATTCGTAGTCGTAATCAACCAGGTAATGATTTTAGAATTTACTATGCAATCTATGTTCCTAATGAAACACAATATAAGAAACTAGAAGAAATATTTAAAAAGAAATATGAAAGTAGAAATGTTCCTGGAGACGAAGGTCAACTAGAACTATATAATATAAAAGATGAAGAAATAAAACAAATAGTTGATGATATGGTAGAACACGCTACAGATATCAACTTAAATCCAAAGGCAGTTAGTTATGTATGAATTGAAAGATTATCTCAATAGTATTAATTTCACTAAACAAGATTTGATGGCTGACGGTGATGTATTCTGGGAAAAGAAATATCCTGCGTTTATTGTTAATCGTTGTCTATCTTACCACAATGATACCCTACCCATTGCAAACGAAATGAATGGTTATCATTTTCTCCCAAACAAAGTACAATATCAATTTTTACTAAATATTGTAAGAAAGAAAAAGCGATTTGCTCGTTGGGCAAAAGTTGAAAAACTTTCAAATTTAGAGTATGTAAAAGAGTATTATGGTTATAGTAATGAAAAAGCAAAGACCGCTCTCAGCATATTGACTAAACAACAAATTGAACTTATAAAAAAATCCTTGCAAAAGGGTGGGAGAAAAAGAAAATGACAGATAGCGTTAATTGGTCGCCAGAGGATATGCTAGAGGTAACAATCAAGCAACCTGACGATTTTTTAAAAGTAAGAGAGACATTAACTAGAATAGGTGTTGCTAGTCGTAAAGACAAAACCCTATTTCAATCTTGCCATATACTTCATAAACAAGGTAAATACTTCATTGTACACTTCAAAGAACTATTTGCTTTAGATGGTAAGAAAGCAACATTAACTCAAAACGATATTCAAAGAAGAAATACAATCGCCGTACTACTACAAGATTGGAACTTAATATCAGTAGTTAAGAAAGAGGCAGCCGAAGATAAGGCACCTTTAAGTCAGATAAAAGTATTACCTTTTAAAGAAAAGAAAGAATGGAATTTGAGTGCTAAATATAACATTGGTAAGAAACTAGAAGACAAAAAGGAAGAGACCTCGGATGCAAGTACCAAAGTTTAAAGATTTCATAACAGAAAAGGTTGAACGAGAAGGCAAACCAATTACGATTGCCGTTGTAACCAAAACTAATCCTAACTTAAAGAAGAGAAAAGTTGGTGGTAAAGAAGATAAAGAACTTACCGTAAAACTTATTAACGATACTTGCGAAGAGTTAGGTATTAAGTGTGTTGTGATTGAAACTAGACACGCCATTATTACAGGTAAAGACGAAGAGAAGAATACTTTAACAATCTATAATTATGATGGTAAAGATACCGAACATACTTTTATAGGTAAAGATACCGTTTGTGTAACCAGAGCAGGTTCAGTAGAAGATGAGAGTGGTATGTCTATCTTATCTGCTTTTCAAAATTCTGGTGCGTTTATGTGTAATACAAGAGCTGCAATGCAAACTTGTAATAACAAATTAACTACAGCACTATTGTTTGAGAAGTTTGGTATACCTACACCTAGAACTGCTTTCGTTTCAAACGAGAAGAATATAGATGACGCAATGAAACTAATAGGTAATAAGTTTCCAGTTGTCTTAAAAACTCTAACAGGAACGCAAGGTATTGGTGTTGTAAAAGTTGATAGTTATGAGTCCCTAGTATCTACTATTCAGGCATTATGGAAACACGGTGCTGAATTGTTGATACAAGAATTTATGCCTGTTAAGTTTGATGTTAGAACTTTCGTGGTAGATAATAAGATATTTGCAAGTACAAAAAGAATACAATCATCATTTGACTTTAGAACAAATACTCATAGAGGTGCAGAAGCAGTACCTTATAAATTAAGTGATGAAGAAATAGAATTAATCTTAAAAGCAAGTAGAGTAAGTAAAGCATATCTAGTAGGAGTTGACCATATAATCCACGATGGTAAACATTATCTATTAGAAGTAAATGGTTCGCCAGGTACTGGTGCAGATTACGAAGGTTATCTATATAAAGATTTACAAGGACCTACACCTGGGGGTGCAATATCAGGTAAACAATTAGTTAAAAACTTTGTTAAGTATGTAATAGATAGAACTAATTGGGATAGACAATCACTATTAGAAGTTGGTTGGTTAGAAACTATTGAAGTAGGTAAGATAGGTAAGATTAGAGCGAAGATGGATACAGGTAATGGTGCTCACGCTTGTTCTATGCACGCTGAAGATATTAAGATAAGTGGTAAAACGGTAAGTTGGACTTATGATGGCAAAAGATATTCGGCACCGAAGTACGGGGAGTCCAGAGTGTTTAGAGCTAATGCAGAAGGAGAAGAACCATCTGAAATTAGAACTACCGTTTTATTAGATTTAACCTTTAATGGTTTCACATATAAAGATATAGAATTTGGACTAGACCAAAGACCTAGGGCGAGGTCCGATGTATTACTTAATAGAGAAGTTATCCGTATGTTCAATGCGTCTGTTAATCCTAACAGGACTTTTGTGTTAAGTAGAAGGTTACCACCTATTGACAAAAAGAAAAAATAATGATAGTATGGAGATATTATGAAAAAAAATATAAAGATAGTAAGATTAACAACTGGTGAAGATTTGATTGGTGAAGTACAAGAAGGTTCTGGTATTGTAAATATTAAGAAACCTTACATAATTTACCCAACTTCTCAACCTAAACCTGGCGAAGCAATCAAGTTTGGTATGTTCACATATATACCATATGCAGAAACAGACGATATTAGTTTTGATGAGAAACATATACTAGTAGTCGTTGAACCTAAACAAGATTTACTTGCTAGTTATAATCAAAGCGTAAGCAAAATAATTCAGAAAACAGGACCTCAATTAATAACATAATGAGTGGTATAGAGTATAAAGAAACTCTAACTATTCATTTTATTAAAAAAGACGGTCAAGTGCAAGATGTTAGAGTACCGATAGGTATGACATTAATGGATGCTGCTCGTGTGTATGCAGAACCTACTATTGATGAGGTGCCAGGCGATTGTGGTGGTAATCAATCTTGTGGTACTTGTCATATTAATATTAAAGAGGACATTGACAAAGTTGGAATTGTAGATTACAATAGTTTAGAAAATGAAATATTAGAACAACAACCTGAATATGACCGTATGTATTCAAGGTTAGGTTGTCAAGTTGTTTTAAGAAAACAACATAATGGATTAAAAGTGTATTTGAGAGATTATAATAATGTATAGTTTTTATAAAGATGTTATAGAATATAAAGGCAACCTTTTAGTTAGAGGTATACACGAAGGCGAAGAATTTAAAGAGAAGGTAAACTTTAGACCTACTCTTTATGCAATCACACAAAACAAAACTAATCATAAAACATTACAAGGTCAATATTTAAAACCTATCACATTTGATAGTATATACAAGTGCCGAGACTTCAAAAGAAATTATACTAATTCTTCTGCTCCCTTATACGGAAACGACAGATATCATTTCCAGTATATCGCAAAGAACTACCCAAGTGATGTCCAGTTTGATAAAAACTTAATTAAGATATTCACATTAGATATAGAGGTAACCGCTGAAAAAGGTTTCCCTGATGTTGAAAATCCTATTGAAGAGATTTTATGTCTTACTATCAAAAATCAATCAAATAAGAATATCATCACTTGGGGAACTAAACCATTCTTTACAAAGCGTCCAGATGTAACCTATATTGAGTGTCAATCAGAAAAACAATTGTTGATGGAGTTTTTTAAATTCTGGACTAAAAACTATCCTGATATTATTACAGGTTGGAATACAAAATTCTTTGACTTACCTTATCTATGTAATAGAATTAAATATCTAGTCGGCGACAAAGTGATTAACAAATTATCACCTTGGGGTCTGATAGAACAAGAACAAATAACCGTAAGAGGTCGTAGTCAAACTGCTTATGATATAAAAGGTATTACAATGTTAGATTACCTTGACTTATATAAAAAGTTTATACCTGTTAGACAAGAAAGTTATAAACTAGACTATATCGCAAAAGTAGAATTAGGTAGTGATGGTAAAGATAGTAACCCTTATGATACATTTAGAGAATGGTATACAAACGATTTTCAAAGTTTTGTTGATTACAATATTAAAGATGTTGAACTAGTTGACCAACTTGAAGATAAGTTAAGATTGATTGAACTTATCTTAACAATGGCCTACGAGGCAAAGATTAATTACCAAGATGTCTTTTCGGAAGTAAGACTATGGGATACATTAATCTATAATCATCTTCTTAAAGAAAATATACATTTACCTCCTAGAGGAGACAATGTAAAAGAAGAGAAATATACTGGCGCATATGTTAAGACGCCACAAGTTGGTCAACACAAATGGATTGTTTCATTTGATATTAACTCACTATATCCTCATTTGATTATGCAGTATAATATATCGCCTGAAAAAATGATAGGTGTAAAGCCTCAAGGTATTAGTGTTAATAAAATGTTGCAACAAAAGACGCCTTTAGACTATCTGGAAACGGAGGGGTGTACAATTACGCCTAATGGTGCTATGTTTAAGACAGATAGTCAAGGCTTCTTACCTAAACTTATGGAAAAGATGTATAATGACCGAGTGCATTTTAAGAAGTTAGAGTTTGAAGCGAAGAAAGAATATCAAAAAACAAAAGACCCAATGTATGAAAAAGAAATTAGTAGATGTCATAATATACAATGGGCAAAGAAAATATCATTGAATAGTGCCTATGGTGCAATCGGTAATCAGTATTTTAGATTTTACAATGTACACCAGGCAACAGCGATTACAACTGCTGGGCAGTTTATTATTCAGTATATTGAACAACAAGTAAACAAATATATGAACGATATATTACAAACAAAAGATAAGGTAGATTATATTGTTGCAAGTGATACCGATAGTATCTATTTGTGTTTAGATAAACT